TATACGGAATTTATAAAAAAAAACAGACATAAGATTTAACAGCAACTTCCGAAGACATATCGCAATCTCAACTTGCATATGCTATCATTCCAAGGAGATGATCCCATGTATCTGATTTATCTGAGAAAAAGCCGCGCCGACCGTGAATCAGAAGCCCGCGGGGAAGGTGAAACGCTGGCCCGCCATGAAAAAGCGCTCACCGAGCTGGCCGCCCGGATGCACCTCCCTGTCGGCGCCGTCTACAAAGAAATCGTTTCGGGCGAGACGATTTCCGCCCGTCCGTGGATGCAGAGGCTTCTGATTGAAGTCATGCAGGGCCAGTGGGAAGGCGTGCTGGTGATGGAGGTGGAACGTCTTGCCAGAGGCGATACAAAGGACCAGGGAACCGTTTCCGAGGCTTTTAAATTCAGCAACACCAAAATCATAACCCCATCAAAGACCTTTGATCCGTCTAATGAATTTGACGAGGAATATTTTGAATTCAACCTGTTCATGTCCCGGCGCGAATACAAAACAATTAACCGACGGATTCAGCGCGGAAGAATGGCCGCCTTTCAGGATGGATGGTACATCTCAGGAACTGCCCCCTATGGCTATGAAAAGGTAAAGAAAAAAGAAAATAAGGGCTATGTTCTGGAAATTGTTCCGGACGAAGCCAAGGTAGTACGCCTGATCTACCATCTCTATACGCATGGAGAAGCGCAGAGTGACGGAAGCCTTCAGCCCCTTGGCTCCTATCAGATTCGGGACCGGCTCAATCATCTTTGCATCCCCTCCCGGAGCGGCGGCGCATGGTCCGCCTCATCTGTACTGGATATCCTTCGCAACCCGGTCTATGCCGGCTTTCAGCGATGGAGCTGGCGCAAGATACAGAAAAAAATAGTTGACGGCCGGATCGTAGAGACCCGCCCAAAAGACGACGCCTGCCTGAAAGTCCGGGGCCGCTTTGAGTCCATCATAACCGAATCGCAATACGCAGAGGCCCAGCGCATCCGAACCGAAAAGCCGCTCCCAAAGAATGGAAGCAATACCCTTCAGAACCCTCTGTCCGGCCTGATTTTCTGCTCCAAATGCGGTTCCCTGATGACCAGGGCTTCCAGCAACACAAAGACCAATTATCACGTACTTCGCTGCCCCAACACACAATGCAACAATATCTCCGCCCCTCTTCTGCTGATCGAAAAGAAACTGCTGGCCAGTATTGCCTCGTGGATACCAAAATATGAGCTGGAGTGGCCGGAGGAAACGCCAAAAAATTCTGCGTCCATCATTTCCTTCAGGGAAAATGCCTATAAAAATATCCTGCAGGATTATACACAGGCCGAGAAACAGCTCTCTAATACCTTTGATCTTCTGGAGCAGGGAGTATACGATATTAAGACCTTCCAGGAACGCCGGCGGGTACTTGAAGAAAAAAAGAGCGCCCTGGAGACGGAAATGACACGCCTGAAAAAGGACTACGACGATGCCAAAGCCAGAGAAAAAGCACGGCAGGACTTCATCCCCAAGGTCAAAAGCCTGATAGAGGTTTACTGGACCGTTGAAGACGCTCCCACCCGGAACAAAATGCTTAAGGAGGTTTTACAGAAGGTTGACTATCTGAAAGAAACCCGAAACAAAAAAGGGCAGGGGAAAACAGCAAATTTTTTTCTCCATCTGTATCCGCGTATCCCAAAAGACCTGTAAATCGAATCCAAAATTAAAAAATTTCAAACAGGGCATATTGCAATCTCAATTTGCATATGCTATAATGCCAATAGGCAAAAAGACAAGATAGCTCTGCGTGAGCAAAAAGGACGAGTCCCCGAATGTACGGCTATACAATCGGGGACTCTATTTCTTTTTGCATCCGCGCATCCCAAAAAGCTTGTAAAATCAATGGATATTTTACCATAAAGCTATCGGTTCATATGTATATGAGCCGATAGATTTATGGTAATATTAATCACAGCCATACGGCTTGACCACCGGCTCTGTCGGTGGTCTGGATAAGCCCCTCCAGGGCATTTTTCGGTACCGCCTATAGGCGGTGTCTAAGCAACCTCTTTTTCGGTTCTGCCGTAAGATCCGGTAAAATAACGGCGGCTGTCATTATTTCATATCCTAATGTTGAATATAGGCGTTTTACCTCCGCCGCTATGTACGCGGGTTCTACCCTTGCGCATTCCAGGCTTCCTATAACATTTTTTACCATTATGCTTGCGGAGGACAGGGAAAGACGCCCGGACTGAACCTTCCGCTTTGTCTCATTCTGCTGAACGGCTTTAAAATAAGATTTCACAAGCTGGCGCTGAACATTCCAGGCTAAATCATCAGTAAAAGACTTTACCAGCATGAGGTAGCCGGATTCTGTGACAAGGGTTACTTTTTCCGGAACACCACCTTGTGGTCTTTCAATACCAAGTGTCCGAATTTCGGACGGCTGGGTTAAAACAAAGAAATCTTCGCCTTCAACGAAATGATTCTTGTTATCATTAAATCTCTTTCTGGCTGTTCCATCTGCTCTTTCATGTACGGTATCAATATCCTTAAAAGTAACTACTCTCTGCCCGTTGAAATCCTTGATGGCTACATTCTGATTGTTCACTTTTACTACTTTTCCCGACATAACAAAATCTTCCTTTCTAAAAAATTCTTGTTTTTCCAGAAAAGAAATGTTATACTGAATATATAAGTCCTTTCTGGATTTGTTGATTGAGCAAACGCATTGCCGGTCAAAGCTTCTGTGTTTGCTCTTTTTTAGTTTCAAGTTCCTTTTTCACAAGATCAGATACATACTGTGTCAACGACTTATTCTGTCGTATCGCCTCAATTTTGGCTTCTTTCTGTAACTCATCTTCTAATTTTACACTACTATTAAGGAGTTGAACCTATGGCTATTGGCGAAAAAATTAAAATTATTCGCAAGGCACGCCAAGTAACACAGAAACAGCTTGGCGTAGTGACTGGATTGGCTGAAATAACAATACGGCAATATGAAGCAAATAAATACGCTCTCAGTGTAGAAAACCTGAGAAAAATAGCATCTGCTCTCGGCGTTAGTTTATCCGAGTTTTTGGAGGCCGGTCAAATATTGCGAGAATACAATCCCGATGATGACACTTGGAACTCTCTTATTATGGATGAACATGGCAATTTAACCGAGTTAAGCAGGCTACTATAATAAAACGGCAAGTTTCCCTGCCGCCTTGTATCACAGAATCTTCTCGTGAGGAACGGCATCACTGCCGCCTCTTGTCGTGGGAGATTTTTCAAAAGAAAAGAGCGGTGGCAAGTCCCGCTCTCATTTTTATTCCTTTTCTTTATCTTCCTTTACTGCTAAATCGATCAGTCCATCTGAATGTTTTCTGATCTCCCGATTCAGTTCGTGTACTTCCTCAATGGATGTGCATTTATCTGTTGCTGTGGTTATTAACCATGTTAAAAACCTTACCTGTTTATCTGTCATTATCTCCATTCCTGCCTCTCTTTCCGTATTTCAGATTTACTTGCCCCATCTGATAATATCATTATAAACTAATTTTGGTTTATTGTCAACGAAAAAATTAAATTTTTTTTGGTTTATTTTCTACATACTTTATTATATTTCCCGGTTGCATATCTAATAATTCACAAAGCTGTTCCAATGTCTTTATTCCTATCATTTCCCCTTTTCTCAACTTCTGCATAGCGGATTGACTAAGTATATTTTCCCTTAATATTCTAGTGCTATTATACCCTGATTCCTTCAGCGTTTCTATCACATCTATTTTATATGCCAGCATAAATGAACCTCCTTTCTTCCATTCTAATTTGATATTAAATAAAAGTCAAGAAAAATAATCCAAATAAAGTTTAAAAGTATTTGACATTAAACCAATATTGGTTTATAATAGATTTATCAAAGGAATGGAGGACATGGAAAATGACAAGAAAAGATTTAGCAAAAAAGAAAATTGATAGATTGGAAAACATGCAGCAAGCGCTGGAAATGATAAATATCCTTAACTACGATGAATGCTTAGCCGTTCTTAACGGTGTACATAGGATGCCATCCGTAATGCACAAAGCTCTTATAGACAGGGCAAAGTCATTAAAAGGAGTCACTTATGAGCTGATAGTTGCAGGGATACAGGCGGTTGTAAATTGTTAGATATCATCCACCCGGCAGGGTTGCGCCGGGAGAAAGAAGGTAAGAGATGAAGGCAAAAGATGTTTTAGAAGTCTGGACTGGATGGGATTCACCTGATATTTTCGAGATTAGGGAAACAACGCCAAAAAGGAAAATTATTTCTCGCCACTTTATGTGTGGAGCGGAACTTATAAAAAGCCCTTTTGGAGAACGCGAATTAAAGCGATTTGGGTCTTTTGGTAAGAAGGCAGACGGAACCTGGAAACATTACATTGAAATTGTTGCTGATTGATTAATTCCATCCCGTCCCTGCCGGGTAATGCAGGGAGAAAGCGAGGGAGATATGACAGATAAAGAAGTATGCAAAATTTTAGGGGATAGGGCGGCAGAACTGACCGAAAAAGAGGAAGTCCAGAAGAAAATGCTCGAAATACTCCAAAAAGAAAGCAAAGAAGCGGCAGAGAAATGGGTTTACAGTCTTGCTATTGCGACTCTTTGTATAACACCAAAAGAATTTGAACAATATGTAAAGGAACAGGCGGCAGGATAAAACCTACCGCCCTTTTTTACTATTCCTTCACATCCCATACACGCAGGGCCCCATAATCCGTACTGTGCCAGCACGCGCCCTCCAGCGGCCCGCCCGGCGTATTGTCCAGGAAATACCATTCCCCCGGATCGTCCGGCCCCAATACGTGGCTGCCGTCCCAGCGCTGCCAGCCAGTAAGCATGTACCCGTCTTTTCCAAACAGATACCAGTGATGATTGATGAGCAACCATTTATTTGCTGCCCACAGGCCGTTATCCTCTTTATACCTGTATTTCCCCTGTGCATCCTTTTCCCATCCTGTTTCTGCAGGTCCTGGGGCTTCCGGGGCCGTTGCTTTGGATGCATAGTCAGGGATGCCGTAGCCCCTGATATACCGTCCGTTTACATCTATCTCCCTGTACTCAACAGCATCGTTTTTATTGCCCTCAATTACCTTGGCTTTACCCCCTGATACCGTTACCACGATGCCAACATGATCCGGCCAGCCCGCGCAGTCCCCCGCGCCGCTGTCGTCCCAGTCATAGAAGATATAATCCCCCGGCAACGGAATATAAGCGTCATCCTCCACCCACCGGCCCATCTTACGGAATAATTCGATCATCTGCCCGCATCCGCACTCCACAGGGATAATATCCGTATATCCGGCAGCGATGGCCGCAGCTGATCCAAAAGTTGCACACCAGGCGTCTGTGTACTTTACCCTGTATCCCCTGGCGAGGGGAGCATGTCCATTGTAGATGTCTATAATCTCCCGGTGCGAGCCGTCTGACTCTTTGCGTCCACACCATTGTGTGGCAACTGAGACTAATTTCTGCCTTGCCTGCGCTTCTGTTATGCCGCCTCCAGCCATTTTTCCGGAACAACGCCTGTAAATCTCCCGGCCATAGCCTGCGCGTTTTTGTTTTACTGCCTCTGACTGATCGGCCGGCCTCTCATACTGAGTTAATACAATGTCCGAAGCTGCCCGGATATCTGTCGCCGTTTTCAGTGCCATAAGGACACCTTTATAGTGCGCTTTCAGCTCATAAAGCGCAAATTTAAGCTGCATAGCGGCATCGCCGACAGACTTGCCGGCCGCCTGTGCAAACTCCAAAAGCCCTTTCTTCCGCGCCCGGTGTGTCCATTGTGCCAGCCCGTACCCCGCGCAGTCCCGGACAAAACCTGTATAGCTTCCAGAATCCACCGCCGCCGTATAGGTATCATCTGTAAACCCAAGCTTTTTCTCATAACTGTTCTGCAGGTTCCGGGGATTCAGCCCGCTTTCGGCCTGGAAATGCCCAAGGAGGGCGGCCGCCCCGTATTCGGATAAACCTTCTGCTACAAGCAAATCAAACATCTGTTTTTCTGTCATATCTTTCCTTTCCGGATCAGAAAAAGCCCGGGCTTTTACACCCGGGCTTTATATCTGAGTATCCTACTGTCATTTTCCTTCTTTCGCCGGCCCGCTCGCTTCCGGCGTCTGCGGGTGCAGGAGCGGAGGCTGCGATTTTGCCGTCAATGCCGGATCCGTAGCCGGGCCTCTTCCCTGGCCGCGCTCTGAACCGCCCTCCCCGGCGCATGTGCAGTCGGTGTCGGGTGTCCTGTGGGTGTAATGGTTTACATCGTTGATTTTGTGTTTTCTGCAATTGTCTGCCATGGTTTGGTTCTCCTTTTCTCTGTTAAAATTTTATATAACAAAGGGGAGCGGATCCTTCGCTCCCCCGGGTTACCCTGCTATACAGCCTGTTCAGGCATTTTTCCGGTTTTCCCGCCGGTCTTTCCTGTACTGCGCCCTGTCCCAGATTTCCTTAACGCGCTCCCAGCCGTCCATGGCCACCAGCGCCACAATAAAGGCGGCCATGACACATGCAAACATCATGTGCCATTCCACCGTCTGCCCCTGCCAGCGCATCACCGCCATAAAGGCAGCCGGGCAAAGCGCTATGGACAGGACGATGACCACGCAGGAGGTGGGGAGCTTCTCCAGGCCCGGCCAGGACTTAACCACCTCCGTAATCACGGATACGAAAAAAGCCATCACCCCGATGGCCATTAACGCATACGATATGTACTTCATCATTTCATTGATATCCATTGTCTTTTCTCCATTCCCTAAAACTCTACTTAAAAATCAGGGCCGAAGCCGCCCCGGCCACAGCCCCGAGCGCAGCGCCTACCAGGTTTTCCCAGCGCGCTGCCGGCTTTGCCTTAAGCTCCGCCACATCCGCTTTCACTTCCCCCACGTTTTCACTCAGGTGATGGATTTCCGCGGTCTGCGCCGCCATCTGTTCCGCCAGGCTGTGGACGGCATCCGCAATTCTTTCCATGTCGTCCACCCGGTGCTTAAGCGAGCCAATCTCTTTCCCATGCTCCGCAAGGGTAACTTCTATTTCCGTCTGGTTCATAGTGCCTCCTTTCTTTAAAATCAGCATGTATGCGGTTTAAGCATTTGTGAGGAATAACTCTTCGTATAGTACAGCACCGCCCAGCACTGTTGTATTACCAGAAGTTTTATGTTGAGCTGTTAAATAAATGTAATAATTTCCTGAAACGGATGAAATATCTAAAATCACAACTCCTGCAGTCAACTCTCCCGAATATTTCGTCAGGGATGCAAGAGCTGTAATACCTGCCGTCGTACCGATCCCTATCCGGCCGTAAAAACTCCCGCTCTTAATCTTTGCTTTTATATATTTATAATTTGTCAGGTTAAACGTCTGGTTAAGCCTCGCAAATCCTATTTTATCTCCGAATAAGGATGTATAGATGTACAGTATGCCATTTTTCACATCTGCATCATCAGCTCCAAGTGTCGTTGTCACCCCCGTCGTCTGTAAATTACTCCATGTACCATTTCTAAACAGGTACAGCGGGGATGAAGCGTAGCCCTCATACGTCCCGACAACGCCTCCCACCGTAACGCCTTTTTTGATATTGGCCGCCGTCAGGTTTGACACCGCGCTCACGGTAACGTTCCCTGTCATATATTTCCCGGAGCACGAAACAGTTTTTGCGGAGGCCCCCGGCGTGACGGTCTGCCCGGCCAGGCTGGCTATGTTCCCCGTCACCTTTGCCCCATTCACCCAGGCGGTCTTCCCGGACAGGATATGCCCTGCAGCCGCGTTCGCTGATGTCTGGCTGGCAAGGCTGTTTGCCGTCACTTTCCCGGCCCCGTTGTGGTATCCGGCGGGAATCGTATAGGATCCTCCCGCGTTCAGCGCCTGGCTCACAGCGCCCCGGTTTGCCATGTTCCCTGTCCGCTTTGTCTTTGCATCCGTATTGTAATAGGTCTGGCCGGAAAGCACATGGCTGTCGGCCGCCGTACCGGTAAGGGCCAGCATCCCGGTAAGGGGCTCCCCTTCCTTATCCACAATCACCTTCCCGGAGAGGACATCGCCGGCCCCTGCTGTTATCACGTCCAGATCCGCCCCTCCGGCCCCTCCCGGGAGCCAAATCCTGCCCATACCCTTATACCCCCTTTAAGCCGACCGTGATATCCGAAGCCGGCTTTTTGTATACCTTAAACGTGGCTGTCCCACCCCCCAGCTCCGCCGTCCCGCCGCATATAATACCATAAGCCTTTATGTATGCCTTCTGCTCCGCCGCAGACGCCCCGTCCGCCAGGCCGCTCACTACCATTGGCTCCATGCCGTCCACTGCCCCTGGAACCGCCACGGTCTGCGTAAACGGGGCCGTGGTCCCCGTCCACCCGGATGCCGGGAGCGTAACCGGCGTCACATGTTCCAGGCGTTCTGCAATGGCCTTTAAATACACCTCATTATTAAGCAACGCCTCCGGGACTTTTGCCATTTCTATACCGTCTCCCAGCGAATCCCTGTCCCATTGAGGGATCTCCAAGGTAAATTCCGGGGGATTTTTAATTGTGAATGCCATATTCCGTCCCCCCTTAAAAGATTTCATCCATGTCATAGATCTGCGGGATGTCTTCATCCTTCCCTTTCCGCATAAACGAACGGTACGCAATCAGTTCCCCGTCTTCGTCAAACAGCCCCATTTCCGAGATTTCCTTCCCGGTCAGCTCCCCTCTCTCCAGGGTGGCCGTATAGCGGCAGGTTGTCTTCTCCTCATTTGCGTATACGTGCGATTAGATGTCCTTTTTTAACAGCTCATTATAGAGCCCTATTTCGTTTCCGGTTGCCAGCTTCGGAACCCCGTTTTCATCCACGCCGCCGTCTCCCCAGGCCATCTTTACAATCGCCGGGAGGGAAGCGTCGCCGGAATGGGCCATGCAGATCTTTTTGCGCCCGACTACTGTGATTACTCCCTTGTTTTCTGCCATCTTTTTTATCCTTCCTTTTTTATAAAATATAGCGGCCGCCGTC